TATTGTACTGATTGGCAAGATACGAGAGAACAAAGAAACAAAAAAGAAATACCTGCATTTGGAACATCAACTGAACAAATGGAATTATACTATGGTAAGCATTATTCGCCAGGTAAGTTCTATTATGGTTTACCTGATTGGATTCCAGCACTTCAGTTTTCATTTGTAGAAGCTGAATTATCCAACCTTCATATCAACAATATTGAAAATGGCTTCCTTCCTTTAGTAATGGTTAACCTAAACAATGGAGTTCCTGCACCTGAAGAAAGACAAGTAATCGAAAATCAGATTGAAAATAAGTTTACTGGTACTAGAAACGCTGGTAGATTTATGTTATCATTTAACGATGATGCAGTAAACAAACCAACAGTAGATACAATTACTACTGAAAACTTACATGAGAAGTATCAGTACGTTGCAGATTACGCTCAGGATAGGATTTTAGTAGCGCATAGAGTTACTTCTCCTTTATTGTTTGGTATTCGTACAGGTGATAATGGTTTCTCCTCTCAGAGCGAGGAAATGAAAACGGCATTTTCTATTATGCAAACGATGACAATACAACCATTCCAAAATACAATCATTACTTGTTTAGCACATATCTTTAGAGTAGGTGGATGGGGAAGAGACTTAGAATTATACTTTGACCAATTAACTCCATTAGCAATCTTATCTACAACAGCTGAAGAAACTGATGAAACGATTGAAGAAGTAGAAGAGACTGTAAATGATTCAATGGAAGTTACGGAAGAACAAGAAAACGATATAGAACTTAATAACGAAGAATAACTATGAGCGCATACGCATTATTTATAACCCGAAACGATATCATCAAACAAACTCCACTTCAAGGAGCAATCGATGCAGATAAGCTACTCCCATTTATGAGAACGGCTCAAGACAAATACATGCTAAATCTATTAGGTACTGTGTTGTTCAACAAATTACAAACCGATATTACAAATGGTGATGCATTTACAGGTGTGTATGAGACTTTGATGGAAGAATACGTTAAACCTACCTTAATATGGTACGCATGCGTTGAATACATCCCTTTTAGTGGCATTTCTTTTAAGAGTGAAGGTTCTTTTAAACATCAATCAGAAAGTTCAATCTCTCCCGGTAAAAATGAAATCGATTATTTACTAGCAAAAGCTCTAAATAACGCTGATTATTATGCAACTAGATTGCAAGATTATTTAATTGCTAATTCAACACAAATACCTGAATTTTTAGAATCAACAGGTGATGCAACACAAGTATGGCCTGACCAAACTAACCAATACTTTGGTGGAATAGAACTTTAACCTATGGCAAACGGAACTAATTATACATTATACTACAATGTTCTAAATTATCTTAAAACGATAATGAAGAATCACCCATCGATTAATTTTGTATCGCAGGGTGATGCATTTTCTATTGATACAAAGGAGTTCCCTCAGTATCCATTAGGTAATGTAATCATTACAACAGCTACATTCGATGATAAATCAACTGATTATGGTATTCAGATTGTAGTAGCAGATAAAACAAAATTAAAAGATAACGAATCATCAGGTTCAAACAATCAACAAACCATTTCGTTTGAGGGTACTGACGATACTGTTGACATACATGCAAATACCCTATCTATTATCAATGATATCCTCTCTTATACGGATAGAAAAGAGGAAGGGTTTGAAATACAAGGTACAACTAATTGTACTGCTTTCAAAGAGAGGTTTGATAATGGATTAGCTGGATGGTCTGCAGATTTTACGTTAAGAGTACACAACGATAGAAACATTTGTTTATTTGATTTAAATCCAGCTGATAATATTACAGCTCTAAAAGTAGAGAATTGTTCTACATCGGATTCATTCTATGTAACACTTAGAGATGATGTACCTGCGGGTAGTGGCTCATTCTGGTCTAATGAAATAGAAGGTACATACCAATCATACAACATCTCAGGTTCAGTATCTATTGATGAAAGAGATTTAGATTTTGAAAACATTGATATAGCTAGTTTAGAAAACTATGAAGGTGATGTAATTATATCACAAAAGTTCTTTACTGATTGTACTGATGCTGATGAGAATTACACTATTGATTTAACTGCATTAGGTTCACCAGGTGAAATTACTTACATTGGTGATTCAGGTTTATTTGCATCAGCAAGTGGAATTAGTATTAGTGTATGTGGTAAAGGTGTATTGAGTAAATCAGGTAACGCAACATACGATACCAATAGAACATCGTGCTAAATGAAAACATTACAAGATGTAGCCAAATCATTTAAGAAGGCAGCAGGTAAAGCAATTTACCCTGGTATGCCTTATAGTGGTTATAAGACTGGTACATCGAAAGCATTTAAGACTGGTAACTTATTATCTAAGTTCGTATCTTCCCCTCAGAACGCTCCAAATCAAATTGGTAAGAAAATCATCAATGGATATCAGTTCATCCTTCAGGTGGGACCTCAAGGGGCTGAATATGGTTCTTATGTACATTATGGTACGAGAAAGATGAATAAAAGACCGTTTGCTGAGATAGCTGCAGATGATAGAGACTTTAACGCTACCTTAGATGAGTTCTTAGGAGAAGAAGTAGATGAGATGGTAATGGAAGAGTTAGGTTCTATGGATGCTCTATTCAGAACTGCTGGTTTTGAGGTATCGTAACCCTCCGATACAATCTACAACAAAATGGTTAAATTAGTAAAGATTTAAATTATGCCTGCAACATTTAGTATAGACCAAAATCCCGCATCAGCATCATTGGCACAATCTCCAATGGTTTTTACAGTTGATGCAAACGATGCCAATATACTTTTATCATCCTCAATGCAATACGTTGCAGAGTTAAATTTTTGGACTGGTTCACTCTTTGATTCAGGCTCAGGAAGTTTCTATACACTTAACAAATACCCTAACGCTAGTGGTGTAGGAATTTTTGATGTTTCTAAAATAGTTAATTCTTCATTAAGTAATAAGTTAGAAGCTAATACATCAAATACAGTTTATTACAAATCAAGATTTTACGCTCAGTTTGTTCCTTCAGGTTCTACTGCTACTTTTGTAACATCATCTACTGATATTACATCTGATGATTTTATTGCATTAGATGGATATGGTATATTCCCAGAACCAATTAATCAACAAATAGAAGGTAAATCTGATTACTGGCCTATAATGACTGATGGACCTGTTACACAATCTACATTTCATAGTGATTATGGTGAAATGGGAGCTTGGACAAATGGTATTACAACTGGATTCGCTACACATATAGCATATACCTCTTCAGTAGGTGAAACTGCAGAGTTTGGACCGTTAACATCTAACGCTGATACTTCTGCAATGATTGATACATTCCCTATCGGAGAACAAGAGCCGGGCTTTCCATTAGTTGCTGAAGCAGAGTGGTTTACAATACAAGCAAAGAATAGTAGTGGATATATTGGAGATAAAATAAGGTTCGAATACAAATGTGAACAAAAATATCCTAACGTTAGAATTAAATGGAAGAATAGATATGGGCAATGGGATTACTTTAACTTTGATATGGTATCTAAAGAAGCATTCTCAGCAACAAAAAGAACTTACCAACCACAATTAGGTACTTGGGATGGAGCAACATTATCGTATAATGGATATGACTCTTCAATTGAGAATTATGTATCCGATTCTTCACAAATGCTTTCGGTAAATACTGATTGGGTTAGTGAAGATTATAACGATATCTTTAAACAACTATTAGTTAGTGATGAGATTTATGTATTAAAGAACGATTCTAGTGGAGATGTTACACCTATCACAATGAACACATCAAACATACAATTTAAAACAGGCGTAGTAGATAAATTAATCCGATATTCATTTGATTTCAAATTAGGACAGAATTATAAATTAATATTATAATATGGGAGTTGTTTCAACACAAGGTTTAAACTTTAGATTAGTTGCTAACGATGTAGCGTTAGACTTATTTAAAGATGAAGAGATTAAAGTATCTGATAACATCACTGGATTATTTGATATCGGTGATTTACCATCAGATTTTACTCGTACTATTACATTGCCAGGTACAAAGAAAAACAATGCTTTCTTTGAGCATGTATATGATATCTCAGTAGTCAATCCATTTTTATTCTCAACAAATAGAAAAGTAGATGCGTATTTTGACTTTGGTGGTATCTATGTATCATCAGGCTATCTACAATTAAATAAAGTTAATGTAATAGCTAATAAATTTATAGATTCTTATGAAATAACTGTATATGGTACATTATCTTCATTTGCAAGAGAAGTTAATAGACAAAACTTAACTGAATTAACCACTCTATCACAATACTCACATACGGGCTCTTGGTATAACATTACTGGTAGCTGGGAAGGTGAATTGTTTGATGGTGATATTGTATATGCAATGGTTGATTCAGGTCAAAACATTAGATACGATTACGATGAGTTCCCAACAGGTATCAACTCATCATCTGGCTCATTAGGTGTGCAAGATTTCAAACCTACTATTAGAGTAAAAGCTGTATTAGATGCAATCTTTGAAGAATATGGATTTACTTACGAATCTGACTTTATAGATTCAGGTGTAATAGATGATGTTTACTTACTTTGTGATAACAATCTAAAATACCCTGTATATAGTGGTGTAGATTTAGAAGGTTTTGGGCAGTTTGAAACTGCTCCGTTAAGTGGTAGTGATACTGATATTACTATGACTGCTGGTAACTATGTACATCTATCGTATGATAACATCTCTTTCAATCCACAATTTAATTATGAAGGTGGTGAGTATTCATTTACTAGGCAACAATCTTCTATTAGAGGTAGAATTAAATTAGTAGTTAATGTATCAGGTTCAGTAGGATTGCCACAATTTAACTTACAAGCATATAGAACATCAGGTACGCCAGGTAACGTAGATAATAAAGATTTGGTAAGAACTAATAAGTTCTTTAGAGAAACGTATTCTCAATCAAGCCAAACTGGTGATAGAGAATATACATTAGAAGAAGAATTTGAATTAAGTATTAGTAGTGGCTCATATCAGTTTAGATTAAAGTATGAAAACTTTGGTGGTTCTAACTTTACAGTAATAAACAATCCTAATGGTAATCAAAATGGTTACTTAGCAGTAGATACTGTTAATAATGCAGCTGATTATAGAATTATGGAGATTGCTAGAAACATGCCGTTTGGTGAAAATGGTATTAAGCAGATTGATTTTATAAAAGGCTTACAAAAGAAATTTAATTTAATTATATATCCATCTAAAACCAAACCAAGACATTTTATCATTGATACATTTAATGCTTGGTACAAAAAAGGTTCAGTTAAATCGTTTGATAATTTTATTAACTTAGATGAAAAGATACAAGTAACTCCAGCTAACAACTTAGCAGTTAGGGAAGTTAACTTTGGTGATGAGTTAGGTAAAGATTTCTTAGCACAACAATTTGAGAAAGCAACTAATAGAGATTTTGGTGTAGTTAATTATGTAGATTCACAAAACTTTTTCTCACAAGGTAAGTTAGATGTATTGAGTACATTCTCAGCATCACCATTACGATATGTACAAGGTACAGGTCTATCAG